GGCGTCGTAGCCGCGCTCCGCGAGCGCCTGGGTGCGGCTCTTGAGCCCCGCTTCGATCTGCTCGATCTCGGCGCGGGCATCCTTCAGCGGATCGACCCAGTCCCATTTCGGCGGCAGCCACGAGCAGGCAATGTGGTCACGACGGCGCGCCTCGTAATCGGGAAGGTCGAGAGCGCCGGCCATGACCGCCGTATCCATCCAGCGCGCCCACACGCGCCGGCAGATCTGCCAGACCATGACGGCGTGCTGATAGGCCTCGACCCGACGGCGGAACTCGAGAAGCGCCAGGCGCGAGTTCGAATAGTTCGCCTTCAGCATGTCGTTCGACAGGTACGCGTAGGGAACGCCGAGCGCCGCCGAGACCTGCAGGAGCGTGCGGTACTGGAACGGCTCGTAGGTCTGCCCGACATCGGCCGGCGCCGAGGTCTGCACCTCCTCGCCCGGCTCCAGCATCACGATCTGGCCGGGCTGCAGGTCCATGGTGCGCTCGCCGCTCTCGTCGCTCTCGGCGACATCGAAGGGCTCGGCCGGCGCCGGCGTGGTGATGAAGAGCGCGTGCATCGCCGCGACCTTCTTCCGGTCGAGCTCGGCGTCGTCGTACTGGTCGAGCAGGAACAGCTTCACGATCCCCGGCGCGAAACGGGAAATCCCCCGCAGCTGCCCGGCATCGACCGGGTCGATGACGTGGATGACCTCAGAGGCTGGCACCCGCACCGTCTCGCCGGAGAGGCCCGGGTCAGTCACGTCGCCGGGATGGCGGCGCAGGAAGTGATAAGCGACGCGCCTGCCGATGCGGTCGAACTCGATGCCCTGGCGGACGACATTGCCGCCGGGAAGCTGCTCGTTGCGGCTGAGCGGCAGCATCTCGGACGGGATCATCTGCAGCTGCAGCGGCACCGCGAGCCCGTCCTCGGGCCGGCGCGGGCGGAAGCGAAGGAACACCTCGCCCGCGATGAACACCTCGCGCGCGGCGCGGCGCTGCTGACCATAGAAGTCAGTGAACCCTTCCGAATCGCTGTCGTCGGTCCAGTCGAGCCAGAGCCGCTGCACGCGCGCCTTGAGATCGGCATCGGCGATCAGCGACGATGGCTTGATGCCGTCGCCGACGACGTTGCCGGCCCAACTCTCGATCGCGTTTGCCGCATAGCCATTGTTGCGCACGAGCCAGCGGGCGCGCGCCGTGATGTCGGCGCCGGCGGCGGCGATCAGCGTGTTGAGATGCGCGCGGCTCGGCTGGAAGTGCCGCAGCCTGCGGCTTGCCTCGCCGGCCTCGAAGCCGCCGATGAAGGCGCCGACCTGCCGGCGCCAGCGCCGCATCGTGCCGAGCATGCTGTTCACAGTCCCTTGCTCGCCGCCGTGCGCACGATGCGTCGGCGGGCCCCCGCTTTGGTCTCGGCAATGCGCCGCTCGAGGTCGGCAAGCGCGGCGGCCATCTCGGCATCGGTCGCATAGGTGATGCGCCGGCCTTCGACCTCGACGGTGCGCACGCCGCGGAAACGGGCCGCGAGCAGCGCATCGCGGCGCGCGATCATCTCTTCAAGCGTCATGGGGTCGGGTTCATCCTTCGACGGGCTCAGGACAAGTAGGTCGGCGTGAACACACGCCGGCCGCGCGTCCGACGTTCACGCCGCAGGAGGCCGGCCGAGGGCGTCTCGGAGGAGCCCGGCTCCGCAGACGGGTCATCTGCCTCCGGCACCGTTCCGCTCTCGCCGTCGTTGGTCGCCACCTGGGCCTCGAGGTCGCGCCAGGTCGGTTCGCTCCAGCGGTCGATCCCTGCTATCCAGGCGGCGGCGCGGGCGTAGACGCGGCAGTCCAGGACCTCGTTGCGTTCGCGCAGCTTCTGCCATTCGAGGCGCTGGAAGCCGCGCTTCGTCTTCACTGTTACCAGCTGCTCGGCGACGAGCTGCTTGACCCACTCCGCCTCCGTCCCCTTCGGCAGATGGACATAGCCGACCGGATGTTGCGCGCCTGCGGCGAGCTCGTCCTCCGTTGGCCGACCGAGCCGCAGGAAGCGGTAGGTCTCGCTCTTGAAGGTGGCGACCGCGACGGTCCAGAGCCGCGCCCCACGGCGCAGCTTGCGGCCGCTCGTCGTCACGTCGACATAGCTCGGCCCGACCACGGGTGCGGCGCGGTTGAAGCCCTCGACGCCCTTCACGGGCGCCACCTGCGCGAAGCCGGCCTGGCGCGCCCAGGCGTAGACTGCCGGCGCCTCGTAGCCGGTGTCGATCCCGAGCTTCGCGAGGCCGAGCCGCTGCCCGTTTGCGTGTGGCCAAGTGCGGTCGAGGAGTGCGGAGAGCTCCGCCCAGGCTGAAGCGTGTTCCGGCCCGCCGTCGATCACGATGTGGTCGACGAGCCAGCTGGTGAGGCCGCGCCCCCAGGCCCAGACCGAGACCTCGATCCGGTCCTTCTGGACGTCGGCTCCCGCCGTCAGAAACAGCCCGCCCGCCGGCACCGTGCCGACGGCGAAGTCCTCACGCCGCTCGTAGAGACGCTGCCAGTCGGGCGCCTCGCCGGTCTCGATCCAGGTCTCGCCGAGCACGCCGTTCTTGAAGCTGCGCCTGGTCTCGTCGGTGGTGGCGGCCTCCCATATGCGCGCGATCGCCTCCCAGGAGAGCCAGCCGACCGGCGAGTAGAGCGCCGAGAGGTGGAAGCCGATCGTCGTCGGATCGGATGCCTCGGCCGTCGGCCGCCACTCGCCAGCGATCAGCATCGCCGTCTTGTGGTGCTCTTGAATCGCGCCGTCGCAGGCTTCGCACAGATAGTGCGCCGTCTCCGGCTTGCCCTTATCCCACTTCAGCCGCTCGAACCTGAGCCACTGGCGGTGGCCGCAATGCGGGCACGGCACGAAGAAGCGGCGCTGATCGGACGCCTCGTACTCACGCTCGATGCGCGAGATCCCGTGGATCGTCGGCGTCGAGGTCATGAACACCTTGCTCCGCCAGGAGAAGGTGCGTGTGCGCGCCTCGGCGAGCGCGACAGGATCGCCTTCCTCGTCGGCCGAGGGCGGATAAGCGTCGACCTCGTCGAGAAAGAGGTAACGCGCCGGCATCGAGCGCAGACCGACCGCCGAGTTGGCGCCGGTGATGACCAGGAGCCCGGCCGGGAACTCCTTCGACAGCACCGTATTGCCGGCGTCGCGAGAGCGCGCCGGCTTCACCCGCTCGCGCAGGGACGGGCTCTCGGCGATCAGCGGATCGATGCGCTGGCGCGAGAAGCGCTTGGCGAGCTCGACCGTCGGCTGGACGCTGAGCATCGGCCCCGGCGCATGATGGATCACATAGCCGATCCAGTTGTTGCCGGCCTCGGTCGCGCCCACCTGTGCCGCCTTCATGAAGACGACACGCCGGGCGGGATGCGACGGCGACAGCGCATCCACGATCGCGCGCATGTAGGGCGTGCGATCGGTGCGGTAGCGCCCCGGCTCGGCCGAGGCCCGCGGGCTCAGGAAGCGGTGGCGGTCCGCCCATTCAGAGACATCGAGCAGCGGGTCCGGCGTGAGGCCGCCGCGCCACGACTGCCAAAGCTCCTCCGCGCCATCGAAAGCGAGCAGGTCGTCGATCCGCAGGTCCGCGCTAGCGAAACTCGGGCCGGACCTCGGCGAGCTCGGCGAGGTGTGAACGGACATGCGTCTCCAGAAGCTTCTGCATGGGATGCGCCTCGACACCGAGCTCCGCCGCCATCAGGGCCGCGACCCGCGCCGGCCAGTTCGCCCAGGCGTCCCGCTCCTCGCGGGCGAGCCGGAAGACGAGCGCCGTCGCCCGTGCCCGGTCGACGAGCTCGCCCTTGCGTTCCTGCAGCCGGAGCCGCGCGAGATGCGCCTTGGCGATCTCGTGCGCCGTGCGCGCCTGCACGAAGGTGACGTTGCCGCTCGCTGGCAGGCCCTGCTCCTTGAGCGTCTCGCGCACCGAGCCGACGGCCGCGTCGGCCACAGGCTTCAGCTTCTCCGGCTTGGCGCGCGACCGCCCAGGCTCGGTCGATCGCGCCCAGGCCGCATCGGCCTTCGCGGGATCGATGGTGCCGTCCGGCTCCAGCGGGATGCGGCCGGCCTTGGCGGCCTTGAGCACCGCCACATGGCTCACGCCGCGGGCCCTGGCATAGGCGCGGATCGAGATCCCCATAACCTTGGTCCAATGATCGCTCAGGCACGGAAAAAGCAATCAAATGATGCACTTATTCGCTTGGCTCCGGGCCGAAGCAGCGCCTCTATGACGGCACGATCACGCGATGGAGACCGCCATGACCACCATTCTTCCGACCGCCAACCCCGACTGGGGCTTCTTCGGGACCATCCGCCACCACGCCCGGCCGGAGGAGGCCTGGCCGCTCGCGATGAAGGCGGTGGGCACCGCCACGGGCTGCCCCGATCGGGCGGTCCGCGATTTCCTCGACAGCCGCCACGGACGCCACTTCGCCGACGACGTCGCGAATGTCCTGTCCGCCGGACAGGCACTTGAAGCCGCGATCGAAGCTGCGGTCGCCCGCTGGATGGCATGGCGGATCGACCGCCGGACATCGCGCGAGACCGGGATCCCGCACGGGCTTCCTTATCTGACCGGCTTCGTCACGCACTTCGAGATCATGGCCGAAGCCGCCGAGTAGCCGATCGCCGTCCCCAAGGCGCCCCGACCGGCGGAGGCGGCGGGGCTCGGGGCAGTAGGAGGGCCAGGATGGTCCCGGTCCCCTTCAGCAGAAGGACTGCCCCATGACACCGAAGCTTTCCGATTCCCAGCTCGTCGTCCTTTCGACCGCCTGTCAGCGGCCGGACACGTTCGTCTTTCCCGTCACCCTCAAGCTCAAGGGCAACGCCATCGGCAATGTGCTCAAGAGCCTCCTCACCAAGGGGCTCCTCGAAGAGATTCCGGGGCGGGCCGACGACACCATCTGGCGCTACGA